ACCAGCCACATCCACATATCGTTCAATAAGGGTAAAGCTGACACAGATGGTTCTTTTTTTGAAATACCTATGCTAGGAGGCAAACAATGAAACACCCACTATTCCTAACCGCAGGTGCTTTCCTGTCTGCTTGGGCAGCTAGTAACTTTGCACTTGATTATCGCGCTGTTCTCTGGGCAGTCTTAGCAGGCGTATTTGGATACGCAACACCAAAGAAATGACACAGCAAGATTTCTTCACGCTATACATAGCCACAGTCTCCATCATCGGTGGACTTTCCGGCTACGTCATCACTCACTTGCTTGGCGAAATTAAACGCCTTAACTCGCGTGTTGATGAGATTTATAACATACTCTTAGAGCGATAATTTAATCATGGCACGCAAGGCTAAAGTTCAAGACGATACCTATTCTCCATTGGAGATGTATTGCATTGGCTTAAACGAGTATTACAAAGCCCTGCGTAAGGCTGGATTCTCTACTGAAATCTCAATGGCGATGATTATGGACAAGGCCAGTTATCCAGACTGGCTACTTCCAACGCCTATTGACTTTGACCCAGACAATCCGAACTTCACTCCCTATGAGGATGACGAGGACTAACCTTGAAAATAGTCGTGATAAGTGATCTACAAGTTCCCTTTCACAACCCAAAGGCAGTAGCCAACGTTGCAGCCTTTATCCGCAAGTTCAAGCCAGATGAGGTTCTTTGTGTCGGTGATGAAATGGATTTCAATACCATTTCAAAGTTCAGCAGCGGTTTTGACGAACACTCCAAGACAATCGGCAGAGACCGAGACATGTGTGTCGATGTCATGTATGACCTGCAAATCACACAGCTCTCACGATCTAATCACGGAGCGCGGCTCTTTAACTCCCTTTCTACTAGACTGCCTGGACTGATAGGCGCACCTGAGTTGGAGATAGAGAACTTTCTTAGACTGCCAGAATTAGGCATTAAGTATCACAAAAAGCCTTACGAGATACCCGGCACTAACTGGATTATGGTGCATGGTGATGAGCAGAGCATCAAGCCACATGGCGGTTTAACGGCTCTAGAAGCCTCTAAGAGACACGGAAAGAGCGTTGTGTGTGGTCATACTCATCGGCAGGGTATATCGTCTTATACGCAATCCTCAGGCGGTTTAGAGGTATCTAGGCTTACGGGCTTTGAAGTAGGCCATCTAATGGATACACGCTCAACAGGGGCTAGTTATATGAAAGGCACGTTCAACTGGCAGGCCGGGTTTGGTGTTATTTACACAGATCGTAAGCGTGTATTGCCAATAGCTGTGCCTATTGAGAAAGATGGTTCTTTCCAATTTGAAGGCAAAGTCTATGGATAAGCCTTGCTGCGGCGAGGAATGGCTAGGATTCGAGGAAGATTTTGTTATCAAATCGTTATCAAAATATGCTTGTATGAGGTTGAAATAGCCTGAATTAAGTGCGACCCTTTAGGTGTTGGTGAAGCACAGTAGCCAACGAGAAGGGCTACAAAATGGACTTAACAGCATTTATCCGTAACGATTATATGTGTGCCTTTTGCCATTTACCAATGGGCGAAACTCACTGCTTTGGTTGCGGCGATTACAAAGGCGCAATGACAGCAACTGAATATCAGAAATACTTGGCTGCATAATGAACCTTGATTACTTTGAAGCTGTGGTTTTATTAGCAATGACTCCATTAGTGGTGTTTGTTGCATACTGGAAGGGCTACAACAAAGGAAAGCGCGAAGGCTGGCACGCTGGCCGTTCATTACTACGCATACCGGTTCGCAATGATCGCTAATGAACTCCTTACTGAATCGACCAGACTGCTCTATGACCGAGGTTTGCAGTATGGAGACCCAACTGCTAATCACATACGAATTGCGCAACTATGGAGTGCGTATCTCAATCGTGGAATCGAACCTCACGAAGTCGCAATCTGTATGGCACTCGTCAAAGTCTCACGTCTTGCTGAGCAAAGCACGCATCGTGATTCATACGCAGACGCTATCTCATACATGGCGATTGCAGGACATATCGCACTTACCGACTTCGACAACGATCTTGATGCTTTCTAAAGCAAAGCATGGGGTCTGGTGTGATTACTGCAAGAGCAGGTTCAGTATTCATAATCCTAAAGGCACGACACAAGCTGCTTGGACAGTTCATAGCGAACTGCCTAAGAGTCACGGGCGCAAGCGTTCTTACTGTAATGACTGCGCAATAGATGTATCTAAGTGGGCTGATGGCTCATACTTCTCATTAGATCAACAAATAGAGTATGCAAAGACCAATGGCAACACTACACAAGGAGTATTAAATGGCTTTTAACCTAGACAATTACGAGACAGTAGAAGTGCGCCTGGAGAAGTTTATTAAGGACTTTCCAGACTTCCGCATAGACACAGAGTTGGAGAGTTTTGCAAATGATAGATTTATTGTTAAAGCGTATATATACCGGACTTTTGCAGATGGTGTCGCGTTCGCAACAGGATACGCTGAAGAGAAGATTACTGATCGTGGCGTTAATGCGACTAGCGCATTGGAGAATTGTGAGACTAGCGCAATCGGTAGAGCACTTGCAAACGCAGGTTATGCAGCTAAAGGTAAAAGACCTAGCCGCGAAGAAATGGGAAAAGTCGCTAGAGTAACGAATGACAAGGCCAGCGAAGCAATAGCCAATGCACCCTTAGCAATTAACAACACTTGGGATGAATTTGTTGGCAAAGAACCAACGCCTGAACCAGTAAGCCTGGCACAAGCAGCACAACTAGTGCAGCAGACTTTTGGAGAAGCTGAGCCAATTCCTACATGTTCACACGGAACACGCAAGGTTAAGACCGGTGTCAAGAACGGAAAAGCATGGTCAGGTGCTATGTGTGCAGATGGCACATTGCCACAAGCACAGCAATGCTCACCAATCTGGTATCGAGTAGATAAAGATGGACACTTCAAGTTACCGGAGGGAGTTGAGTAAATGGGTTATGCAGAAATAGTAAGACCAGATGGCACAATCGAATTCTACGGCGATGTGCCATTACTGATCTGTCAGTTATGTAACGAGATACCAAACCAAGATGATGGCGTTTGGACAGTTAGTCTATCACCGCTGCAATGGCAATGCGAGAAATGCCATACCGTCAATGGCTAATCACCGCAAGCACAGGGGCTACAAGACGCAACGTGTGGTAGCTGACTGGTTGAAGCAATGGTATCCCTACGCTGAGTCCACCGGGGCAGGCAGACAAGGCGAGGATATAACTGGGATACCATTCTCAATAGAAGTGAAAGCACGCTCAGACTTCCAGCCATTAGCCTGGATTAAACAAGCTGAGAGCAACAAGGGTGGTAAACTTGCCTTTGTAGTTAGCCGCTGTAATGGACAGGGCGAGAACGCTGAGGAGTATTTAGCCTTTATGCGGCTTGGTGATCTAATGAAAATACTTCAAGACCGCGCACCTAATAATGAACCTACCAGATGCAAGCAATGTGGTGGTTGGATGATAGAGAACGCAATCTGCCACACTTGCCAGACAGGTGGCTTACATGCCTAGATATGATTACGGCTGCGATACATGCGCCGTTATATACGAAACCACCGACAACCCAGAGTCCATTAGATGTAGCTGTGGGGGAACTATGACACGTATTTGGACTGCACCAGGCGTTATCTTCAGAGGCACAGGATGGGGCAAAGATGCTTAAGATTGGTTCGTTATGCACCGGCTACGGTGGTTTAGATATGGCAGTTGAGGAATACTTTGGTGCTGAGACAGTATGGGTGTCAGATATTGACAAGTATGCAAGCCAAGTAATTGAGTTAAGACTAAACAAACCTAATTTAGGTGATCTCAAGAAAATAGATTGGGCTAACGTAGAACCAATAGACATTCTCACAGCTGGCTATCCTTGTCAGCCTTTCAGCCAAGCAGGTAACAGGAAAGGAACAGAAGATGCACGACATATCTGGCCAAACATCAAAGAAGGAATTAGCATACTTAGACCAAGATACGTCATCTTGGAAAACGTCAGAGGGCATCTCAGCCTTGGATTCAAAGAAGTTCTT